TATCTCGTAGCCGTCCTTTGGGTTCTTCTTCCATGTATCGTAGACGAACCTAAACCCCTCTGGCGTTGTCGTTACCCCGATGGTATTGCTTTGCCCGTTCGGTTTCTTTTGCCGGTTGCGCGCTAGGATTTGCCGCCAAACGTAAGCCGCGTCATCTTTCTTTAGCGTGTCCAGTTCGTCAACGTCAGCGTCGGCGTGCTCGTAGCCAACAATGCGGCTTGGATTGTCCATCGAGCGAAAGTAGATATGCCCGTACCCGTGAATATCGATGTAGTTGCTTGGCGACTTCACCAACGTGTAAGCCAGCCCCAAGTCGTTCAGAACGGCCTCAAAGCGCGGAAACGCAATCATGCGTATAAGGTCATAGGTCGGCTCATAAAAGCCCCTGTTGCATCCGGGCGCTTCAAGCAAACCCATTACCGAGCGCAATACCGCTGCCTCAGTCTTACCCGCACCGAACCCAGCAACGAACGCGGGGAAACGCGCCTTTGTCTTGATGTATCTATGCTGTGGCTTAGTCGGCGCTATTGTGGTCATCAGGCGTAACGTAGTTGATATTGACCGTCGGGCGCGTATCAGTTTGCTCTTTGTCTTCACGCCAACCGGCTTGCGTCTTTAGGTAAAAGATAGCTGCCGAGATGTTGCCGTTTTGCGCTTGGCTGATAAGGTTCTTGGCTACATTACCAATGGCTTTGGCCTTGCCTCTTTTATACGCGTCAAAAACCTCGGGCTGGCGGCTTTCTACTTCACGCAAGGTTGTCTCGCTAATGCTGAAATAGTCCGCCATCTGGCCTTTAGAAAGTACAGCGGCAAGCGCCTCGACTTGTGCGGTCTGCGCTGCGTCGAATACTATAAGTGGTCGGCCTCCACCATCGCCTTGGTTGCCTACCTTAGCCATTGGCAACCTCTAATGAATGGAGCGTGTCGGTCGGTACTGCCCCGCCCAGTTCCGAGGGGTGCTCAGAATCCTGCTTTTTGACACGCTTAGGGTAAGGCTTTGCTAATGATGCAATTTTAGCACGCATATTTTCATCTAACGGCATTAAGTAACGATGCTTGCCAGCAGTTTTGATTATTTTGCACTCGCTAGGTTTTACTGTTTTTCTTTTTTGACCTTGTTGAATATTCCAACCTTTTTCACTTACCTGCCTTGAGTGCAACCTTTTGCCGTTGTGCCAATACTCAACTCCAGCAGCAGTATCGCCACAATAAAGCCAATTGCCCGCTTGATATATGCCGCCATGATGACCGTATTGCGGGTCAGCAAACGAAACAATCAGTCTTAAATTAGGGCTATTTTTCTTTAAGAACAATATTGCAAGTCTTACAATTCGACTAATGGGCGTGACATGATTTGTCATAGCAATGCGTGTTAACTCGCACCCTTCATCTTGCCCAAGATTGTATGGAGACATTAAATTAGATGATGCACCTCTGCTAAAGATAACAACACCAATAAATTTGTCATTCTCCCATGCTCCAATTTTTACTAATGGCGGAACAGGAGTTGATTTGCTGTAATGCCAATTTACGCAGGCGTATTTTGCCGCTTCATGGCTTGCCCAATTGATTTTTAATTCAGGCTTGTCTTGCATCAAACTCACTCCCGCACTTAGGGCAACAAATCCATTTTGGGTCAAGTTCGTCTAGTTTGCCTTGGTCATCTTCTGTCGCAGGTTCAAACGAAACGTCTTCGACAAGTTTTTGCAACTCATCGGCGTCAAAGCCAATCAGGGATAGGTCAAAGTCTAAGTCTTTTAACTCGCTTATCTCAACCTTGAGCATCTCATCGTCCCACCCTGCGTTTAGCGCCAACTTGTTGTCGGCAATGATGTAGGCTTTCTTTTGCGCTTCGGCAAGGTGCGCTAACCGTAAGCAAGGCACTTCGTCCAGCCCCAGCTTGCGTGCCGCCAATGTGCGACCGTGACCAGCAATAATGCCGCCGTCTTGGTCAATCAGTACGGGGTTGGTAAAGCCGAACTCTTTAATGCTTGCGGCTATCTGCGCGACTTGCGCGTCCGAGTGTGTGCGGCTGTTCCGAGCGTAGGGAATCAGCGCCTCGATAGAGACTTGCTCAATTTGCTGTTTTGCCATTTTGACCCACAAGGTAAAAATTTGCGCTTTCTGGCTTAACCCACAAGGCCAAGCCCAAGCGAGGCTATCTTATCACCATTTAACTTTGTCTGCCCAGTACGCTGCGCTCATCTTGCCCTTGGCGATATTCTCAGCGTGCCTAGCCTTGAACGACGCACGTCTTGTCGCATCCGCTTTAGATTCGCCTTCACGCTTAGGCGAGCCACTTACGCCTTGCTGACCAAAACGAATCAGCTTTACATCGTCGCCAGACTTAGCCAGCACCGCGTGGCTTTTCTCTGGGTGGCTTGGCGTTCGCTTTGGCTTGTTGTAACCGGCGAATGTTTCTTTGCCGCGCTTAACTGGCATATCTCACCTCATGTAAAAAAACGCCACCTCTAGGATGGCGCAAGTTGGAGCAATCCAACAGGAGAACGGTTCATTGTAGTTCCAAGCGCCACCAGTGTGCAAGTAGCAATGCCTCGGCTCGCCCGTTGTCTTTTTTACGGGTCAGCGGTGCGTTAGGCCATAGCTTGCGGGCAAGGTCTAGCGAGTCGTTTTTATCGCTCGTCAGGCCAAGGTCGCGTTTCCACTTCTGAGGCGTGACCATGTGCGTCGGCGCGTTGATGCGCTGCGTTAGCGCCAAGGCCATGCCAAACGCTATGCCGAATTTAAACGTGGAAGCTACACCTTGCGCGGGCATCGAGTGTACGGCTTCCACGCATATCTCAAGGTCGCACGCATCGCGGGCTTGGCTTATCTCGCTGTGTATGTCGTTGGTCAGTAGCTGTTTGCTGTCGTTTAGCATATCGCCGCAAGCCACAAAGTCGCCGTGCCAGTCAATCATCCCCCAAGCGCCGCTAAAGCCGGGGTCTATGCCTAATATTTTCATTGGTCGTCAATCATCCGCATAACCTCATCCAGTAAAGCGTACTGCCCGCCGTATCGTTGTTCAAACCGTTTCTTCCAAGGGTGAACCGCTATAAGCCCTGCGTGACCCGTGCCGTCTTGGTGGTGACCGGCGCATAGCGGTAAAACCTTTGTGTGTGCGTCTGGCTTGGTTCGCCCGTCGATATGGTGAATGGATACCAAGTCATTGAAGACGCCATCCTTTAAACAAGCGATGCAACCTAATTGTGCGATTCGGTCTTGTAGTGCCTTTTCCGAGGCCGACCGTGTTTTACCCTTCATCGAGCACCACCCCATTTTGCGCTGCCCAAGCCATCAGCCACTCGGTGAACTCGGACGCTTGTTGCTTAGTAAATTTACGGGTCTGTAAACCCAATTGCACAATGCCATCGCCCGTCAGATTGGGAATGACTTGCCCCGAACTTCCAGACCATTGCTCTTTAGTGTAGGCATCCACCAAAAGTCGCTTCCAAGATTCAGCGTCCCAAGTTGAGCCTAAATGTTGAGCCTGTTTAGCGATTTGGTGGATGATGGAATGATACATCGCGTTCTGGTCAAGCGTTCGGTTTTCGCGTTCAACCTGCACGGTCAACGCTACGCCCGTATCCAGCGACTCCTTCATCTTCACCCATAGCTGGCGCATCTGCTTGACGCCTTCATTGCTATTACGCAAGGTCATTTTCATATTCGTTCGTCCTGACTGCTGTCATGCAAGTGCGGATGTTGTGAGCGTGCCCGCTGCCCTGCTTACTGGCGATGCGGTTAAGCGCCTCCCGTAGCCAAGTGTTGCGGATGCCTTTGTCTTTGGCATAGAACATCTGCACCAGTTCACGCGCCGTTGCCATGTTGTCGATTTGCTTTTGCTCGGCGGCAACCTTGGCAAAGTGCGTGCGCTGCTCATCAGTAAATGGGGATTTCCAAGTCGCCCGTTGCTTTGAGTGCTTCGTCAACGACGTGGGGAGGGTAGATTGCACCATCTCGAATCCTGTCTAATATTTTGTTGGCTAGTGTTTTGCTCATGTGTTCTTCGCTTTC